CCGCCTCGATGCTGAAATCGATCTTCGGCTCGGCCGGCCAGGCCTTCGCCGGCGTGTTCGGCTTCATGGCCCCGATGATGGGCCCGGCGGCGGCCGGCCCGGCGGCGGCGGCGGAGGCGTCCGTGATTTCGGTCGGAACCGGCCTGGTCGCGGCGGCCGACATCGGCATGTGGAAGGTTCCGACCGACCAGCTCGCCATGATCCACCAAAACGAGCTCATCATGCCGGCGGCGCAGGCCGGGGCGTTCCGCGACATGCTGACCGGCGCGGCGAACGGCGGCGGCGGCGGCGGCGGCGGTTCTCCCGCGGTGCACGTCAACCCGCAAATGAACATCAAGGTCGGCGCGATGGACGCCTCTGGCTTCGGCTCCTTCCTTCGCAACAATCAACGCGAGCTCATGAAGGCGATGGACGGCGCCGTGCGCCAGGGCGCGCATCTCGGCCTGCGCGGGATCCGATGAGTCTGGCGATCTTCCCGACCCTGCCCGGGCAAGGGATCACGGTCAAAAAGATCCCGCGTTTCGACACCCGCATCGCGGTGCACGCGAGCGGGCGCGAGAGCCGCGCCTCGTCCTACTCCACGCCGCTGTTCGATTTCGAGCTCGTCTTTGACGGGCTCGACGCGTCGAACGGGACCTATGTGGGCCTCGGCGAAAAGACGATGCAAACGCTCGCCGGGTTCTTCATGGCCCAGCAAGGTCAGGCGCAGCCGTTCCTTTATCTCGACCCGGTCGATTCCGTCGCAACGGGGCGTCTGATCGGCTTCGGCGACGGAACGACGACGACATTCGACCTCACCCATTCGATCGGCGCCTATTTCGCGCCGATCGATTGCGTGATCTCGGTGACGGCGATCTATCTCAACGGGGTGCGGCAAACGGGCCCTTGGACCTATCCGACGCCGAACCAGGTGCAGTTGCCGAGCGCGCCGGTCGCGAACGTGTCCATAACCGCTGATTATACCTACGGTTATCAGGTCCGCTTTTCCGAGGACGTGGTCGACCTCGAAGAGTTCATGTCGCTCTTGAACGCCTGCCGGACCGTCAAATTTCAGGGCGTGCGAACCCCCGTGCCGTCGTGGGCGCAAGCGACCGTCGTCGTCTTGATCGTCAACGATTCCGACTTCGTCGTTCCCGGGACGGTCGACCTGATCGAATGCTATTCGGGCGGCGCCGGGGGCATCGGCGGCAGCCCCGGAGATTGGACCGGCTGGGGCGGCGGCAGCCACGGCGGGGGCGGCGGCGGCGGTTACGCCTACGTGAGGAACCCGGCGCTCACGGTCGGCGAGACGATCCCGATTACGGTCGGCCAGGGCGGCAAAGGCGTCATCGGCAATAACGCCTTCGGCGCGGCCATCAACAAAGGCGGCGACACCTATGTCGGCCCGCTGGCGACTCCGATCTGCCATTGCATAGGGGCCGGCGGAGGCATTGGCGGTTATCAGTTCAGCCCCGGCGGTCCGGCAGGCGGGTTCGCCGGCTCTTCCGGCGGCGTGGGCGGCTGGTATCCCGGCCTCGACGTCCCCGGTGGTTCGGGCGGTGGCGGGGCGGGCGGGCCTCAAGGCCCCGGCGGCAACGGGTCGGGCAGTCAATTGTATGCGGGCAACGGCGGGGCCGGCGGCGGGGCGGGCAACGGCGGCAGCAACGGCGCTCCTTGCCTTACCCACAGCGATGTTCCCGGCCTGGGCGGCGTCTCGGCCTATGGCGGCGGCGCGGGCGGCACGGGCGGCACAAGTTCGGACGATGCGTCCTGGCCGGACTATCCGAGCGTCATCATTCCGCCCACGCCCGGCGGCGTCGGAGCAAACGAGATTTCGGAACTTGGCGGCTTTGCCGGCTCGGGCGGGGGCGGCGGCGGCGGCGGATATACGCAGAACGGCGCGCCAGGCGGGGCCTGGGGCGGGGGCGGGGGCGGCGGCGGCGGCGGCCTCGCGGGGTTGTACGTGCTGTACTCCCCCACCGGCGGCCCCGGGGGCTACGGCGGCGACGGCGGCGACGGCGGAGTCGCCATCACATACACGCTCAACGACTAACAAAGAGGAATAAAATCAATGCAAAAGATCCGTGCTTTGGCGCGATCGGTGGTCGCGACGATCGCGCTCGCCGCCATGCTGGCGTCGCCCGCCCAGGCCGCCGGCGGCAAGGGCTCGACGTTCGAAAACGCCCTGCTGCAACTGATCTTCAACGCGACCGCGATCTCGCAGCTCGCCCTCAACGCCTCGTCGAGCCCGGCGACCAACCTTTGCGTCGCGCTGCACACCTCGAGCCCCGCCGCAGGCGGCACCCAGTCGACCAACGAGGCGGCCTATACCAGCTATGCCCGCGTCTTGGTGGCGCGTTCGTCCTCGGGCTGGACGGTGTCGTCGAACTCGGTGTCGCCGGCCTCCACCATCGTCTTCCCGGCGGCGACCGGCGGGTCGGAGACCGAGACCTATTTCTCGATCGGCCTGCCGACGACCGGCGGGGCCTGCACCGGTGCGCAGGAAATCCTCTACTTCGGCCCGATCAGCCCGACCATTTCGGTATCGACCGGCATCACGCCCGAGCTCGGCGCCAGCACGGTCGCGACTGAGAACTGATCGTCCATGGCCTATTATGACGCGCTGAAAGCGCAATGGGCGACGCTGACCGGCACGGTCGCGGAGAAGCTTGCCGCGGTCAATGCCTTCACCGTCGCGGGACCGAACGTGGACGTGACAGTCCCCCAGATCGTCGGCTACCTGCTTCTCAACGGGGCTTACGTGCCGGTCTCGGCGTTCGCCCAGGGCGCCACGACCGGCAACGCGACCCACGACGCCGCGCTCGTCGCCGCGAAGACGCTGATGGCGGCGATCACCGTGCCAAACGCCCCGACGCTGCGCACGTCTGATTCGGCCGCGTATGCGATCATCAAGGGGATGGCCGACGCCATCCTCGCCCAAGAGACCGCGTCGCCCGGCTCAACTGGGTTTACGCAAGCGATCCACGACGGGTTGCTCGCGCTCGCCGCGACGACCGTTCCTTGGTGGCAGGCGAACGGCTACGCCAGCCCATTCAACGGCCACGACCTGGTCGCCGCCGGACTGACGACGCTCGCGACGAGCGCAGCCACCGCGCCGGGCGGCAACGTCCTAACCTTTGCGGCCGTGCCGTCGTGGGTTGTCGTGGGGATGGAGGTTCATGACCTCGGCCTTGATCAGGCGGACATTCCGCCCGGAACCACGGTCGAAGCCGTCTCGCCGACCAGCGTCACCATGACCTCCACCGCAACCGGCAGCGGCATCGCCGCCGGCGACAGCATCGGGTTCGTCTGATATGTCCGGCCCCAGCAAGGATTTCCTCCTCGATCCCGGCACGAACGGCTTCATTGCGACGCCGTTCAACCTCATGACGACGGAGCTTAATTCGGTCGCCAACGGCAACAGCGCCCTCTCCAGCGTCGGCGGTACGAGCGGCGTGTTCTCGCAGAGCAACTTCGACAACGAAATGCTCTACGAGGTCTATTTCGTCGCGGGCGGCTCGATCTCGTCCATTGCTGCCGGCGGCAACATCTCGGGATGGTGGTGCAAGTCGACGGACGGCGGGACCACGTTCGAGAAGACGGTCAGCAACACGGCGTTCCCCCGCCCGCCCGACCTGCTGATTCCGCTCGACGCCTCCTATTCGTCCAGCGACATCCGATTCGGCCTCATCGCGCCTTGCCCGTGGCCGAGCGCGAAGTTGTTCGTCATCAACAATTCCGGGCAGACCCTGCCGTCCTCAGGAAACAAGATTCTCGCTGCGCCGGTTGGCTGGGGCTACTGAGGCGCGACCATGAGTTTCATGGGGCCACAAAACGCGTTCGCCCTACGCAACCCGCTGGCGTTCCCAGTCGGGCGCACGCCGGGAGTCGATCCGGACCATATCGCGCTCTCACGCGACGGTTATATTTCGGCCGGTCTCCCGCTGAAATTCAGCGGCGTCGCGTCCGTAGCAGCTCCGGGTTTCCTGCGGCTCGACAAGGGGGACCTGGGAACGATCGTCGGCTCACCGACGAAAGTCATCGACGGGGCGATTGGTCCTTCGTACGTACCCTCCACCTCGGGCACCACCAACGGCACGACCGTCAAGTTCACAACCGGCACGGTTTCCTCGTGCGGCGAGGTGACGTTCGCGGCGATCATACGCCCGATCGCGCTTAGCGGGAATAGCGCGATCGCTTGCGTGTCCAACGGTTCGACCCAGCTACAATTATTCTTCAATAACGCCCAGTTAAACCTCTACAACGGAAGCTACCAGAACTTAGGTCTCTCGGCGACCGCCGGAACCCCGTACTTCGTAGTCGTGTCCACCGCCTACCAATCATCGCCATCAGTTAATGTTCAAAACACAACGCTGCTCAACCTAGCGACCGGTGCCCTTACTCGCTACACCGCGTCTAACGGCATCGGCATAACCGACGAGCCAACGGTTTACATCGGCAGCGACTGGGTTCCCGGCAACACCCTGGTCGGCAGAATCGCCGCGCTCGCGGTCACCCGGACGTTCCTTAACCCCCAGGAACAGGCGATCTGGGCCGCCGACCCGTGGTCGTTTTGGTATCCTGCGAGAACGCCGATTGTCGCGGCAAGCAGCATCGGCGCCGCCGAGGCGGACGGTTCGGCCTCGGTCTCGGGCGCGGGCGTTGCGGCCGAGATCGGCGCAGGCGAAGCGGACGGCGCGGCTTCGGTCTCGGGCGCTGCCGGCGTGCTCGGGAGCGGCACAGGCGAGGCGGACGGGCAAGCCTCGGTCTCAGGCGCGGGCGTCGAGGCCGCGATCCGCGCCGGCGAGGCGGACGGACAAGCGTCGGTCTCAGGTTCAGGCGGCGCGACCGCGCTCGCCGCCGGCGAGGCGGACGGGCAAGCTTCGGTCTCGGGCGCGGGCGTCGCGGCCAAGATCGCCGCGGGTTCGGCGGCCGGGCAAGCCTCGGTCTCGGGCGCTGGCGGCGCGTTCGGGGTCGGCACGGGTTCGGCGACCGGGCAAGCGTCGGTCTCGGGCGCAGGCGTCGCGATCCAGAGCCACGCCGGCGAGGCGGACGGCGCAGCGAGCGTCAGCGGCGCCGGTGAGTCGTTTTTCTCCCCCGACGTTTTTCCGACGCTGCCGGGCCTCGGCTGGCCGGTGCATCGCCGGCCGACGTTTCGCACCATCGTCGCGAAACACCCGAACGGCGGCGACGTGCGCACGCCGCTGTGGACCTATCCCTTGTGGGAGTTCGAGCTCGCCTTCGAAGGCCTGACCGCCTCGGCGACGGACTTCCCGGGGCTCCGGGCGAACTCGCTGCAAATCCTGATGGGTTTTTTTCTCGCCAAAGGCGGCGCGCAGAATACGTTCCTGTTCATCGACCCCGACTTCAACGCCGACACGGCGGTCCCGCTCGGGACCGGGGACGGGACGAGCACGCAATTCATCTTCCTGCGGCGCATGGGTTCGTCGATCGAGCCGATTTCGTGGGTGACGGGGATTCCGACGGTCTATCTCAACGGCGTCGCGCAGCCGGGGTCCGTTTGGGCCTTGCAGCAACCGAACATCCTCAATTTCGCCACCCCGCCCGGGGCCGGCGTCGCCATCACGGCCGACGTCGGTTACGGCTTCCTGTGCCGCTTCCTCGACGACAGCGCCGACTTCGAACAGATGATGTGGAACCTGTGGGAAGCGAAATCGATCAAATTCCGGCAGGTGCGCAGCGCGTTGCCGACCTGAAGCGGCACTTCCCACCACCGGGGGCATACAAGACCGAATGAAGACGGCGAGCGCGGTTCTTCAAAATTATCTCAACGCGACGCGGAGCGGCGACGAAAGGTTCTCGATCGCCAATTGCTTCACCATCACGATGCCGAGCGCGGCGATCGGGGCCTCGGGCGCGGCCGAGTATTTCACCGATTGGGACCAGAACATCGCCTGGGGCGGGAACACGTTCCTCGCCAACTCGGTGCTCGTGCAGGGCCTCAAGTCCAAGGTCTCCACGGGGCTCGAGGTCGACCGGCAGCAGATCACGATCGCCGCTTGGCCGAGCGCGACGACCAACGGCGCGCCGTTGCTGCAGGCGATCCGCGACGGGGCGCTCGACGGCGCGTGGTTTCAGCGCGACATGGTGTTCATGTCGCCGTATCTGCCCGGCGGGATCGACGGCGTGACCATGTTCAAGGGCCGCGTGTCAACCGTCGACAAGGTCGGGCGAACGAGCGCCCAGATTACTATCGCCTCGCCGCTCGTCGTCCTCGACTACAGCATGCCGAGGAACCTTTACTCGCCGACCTGCCTGCATACGCTCTATGACGCGGGCTGCGGCCTCAACGCGGTCGATTTCCAATACAACGGCAATGTCGGCGCCGGCTCGACCTCGAGCGTCATTCTGGGCTCGGGCGCGCTCGCGGCCCATGTGCAGGGCTCGTTTTTCTTCGCGACCGGCGTCAACGGCGGCGTCAAGACGACGGTCAAGTCGGTCGTTCCCGGCGTCTCGTGGCAATTGGTGATCCCCGCCCCCGAGACGCCGGCGCCAGACGACGCTTTCGTGGTCTTTTGGGGCTGCGACCACACGCTCGGGACCTGCTCGGGCAAGTTCAACAATGGCGCGAACTTCCGCGGCTTTCCCAACGTCCCGCCGCCCGAATTCGCTATCTGAGTTTTGCCCCCGATGCTTGACGAAACCGAAGGCCGCGCCGCCGTCGTCGCGGAGGCGCGCGCGTGGTGCGGGACGCCCTATCATCATCTCGCCGACGTCAAGGGGGCGGGCGTCGACTGCGCCATGCTGATCGTGCGCGTCTATTGCGACCTTAAGCTCGTTCCGCCCTTCGATCCGAGGCCCTATCCGCCGGACTGGCACCTGCACCGGTCGGAGGAACGCTACCTCGGCTTCGTGTTCGACCGCGCCCGCCGCGTCGCCGAGCCGGCAGAGGGCGACGTCATGGTGCTGCGCTACGGGCGCGCCTTCGCCCACGGCGGCATCGTGACCAGGCTCGACCCGCTCACCATCGTCCACGCCTTCCAGCCCTACCGCCTCGTCCTCGAGGAGGCGGTTCATCGCAACCCCGAGATTGCGCGCCGCGCCCCGGCCGCCGTCTTCGCGAGCTATTGGTGAGGCGATGGGCTGGCTGCGCGGCAAGAAGGACGACAGGGCGGAATATACCGGCCTGCAATTGCAGACCGCGGCCGCCTTTCTGCCGATCCCGATTGTGTGGGGGGCCAACAAGGTCTCGCACAACGTCATTTTCTACGACAACTTCCAGCAACACAAAAGCAGCTCGAAGACCGGCAAGGGCGGCCACGGCGGCGGCAGCAGTTCGTCGTCGCAGCAGTACATCACCTATACCTGCGACCTCGCGCTCGGCATTTGCGAGGGGCCGATCAGCGGTTTTGGCCTCGCATGGAAGGATAACGCCGTTTACGCCGGGCCGTTCGGCTTGTGGATGTTCGGCTTCAACGGCGCCACGCCGCAGGCGGAATGGGGCTATTTTTCAGCGCTCTACCCCGGCCGCGCGCTCAATTTCCCCGGCACTGCGGTTGTCGTCGGCGCCGACGTGCAACTCGGGTCCGCCGCGGTCCTCGGCAACATCAACTGGGAAATCTACGGCGTTCTTTCCGGGACCGGCGCGAACGGGATCGACGCCGACCCGGCGGCAGTCATCTACGACTTTTTGACCAATGCCCAATACGGCGCCGGCTTCGACGCGTCGCTGATCGATCAGGATTCGTTGTTCGGCGCGAACGGCGTCTCGCAATATTGCCAGGCGATGGGGATCTCGATCTCGCCGGCCCTCACCGATCAGCAGCAGGCCTCGTCGACCCTGACGCGCTGGCTGCAAATCGCCAATTGCGCGGCGGTGTGGAGCGGGGACGTCCTGCGCTTCGTTCCCTATGGCGACACGGCGATCGCCGCCGGCCTGGTCAAGAAGACGACGGTGACGATGAGCATCCCGCCGGTTCCCGAGATCGGTTTCGGCTCGCAGACCTCGACCGGCGACGCGTTCACCACGCTCACGCTCAACCCTCCGGGCGGAAACCTGCAAATCGTCAGCATTCAATACGCGACCGAGTATTACGGGGCGTATATGATCGATGCCGGCTGGCCGTACTTTCCGGGCGCTTACGGCGTGGCCGGGAACACGCTTTTCTTCAATCAATACGACGCCGAACAGGCGATCATCATAGTTTACACATACACGACCGCCTACGGCTACACGCCGAACCTGACGCCGGTCTACTCGCTGACCGACGACGATTATATCGACGAGGGCGGCGCCGATCAGGATCCGATCGTCTGCACGCGCGTCGACCCGTTTTCGCTGGTGACGATCCAGCGGCTCGAATGCACGTCACGCGCCAACCGCTACGCGCCGGTCACGGTCGAGGCGCGCGATCAGAGCCAGATCGAACTTTACGGGCCGCGCGTCGGGCCGACGATCGAGGCGCGCGAAATCTGCGACGAGCTCAACGTCGGGCCGCTCTGCGCGCAATTGATCCTTCAGCGCCAGCTCTACATCCGCGCCAATTTCAAGTTCAAGGTCGATTGGTCGTTCTGCCTGCTCGACCCGATGGACATCATCGCGATTAGCGACGCGACCCTCGGCCTCGACGGCTTCCTCGTGCGCATCGTCTCGATCGAGGAAGACGACAAGGGCTTCTTCGACATCACGGCCGAGGAATTGATCGTCGGCGCCGCCGATACCCCGCTTTATGCGGCCGCGACGATCACCACGCCGCCGATCAACCGCGCGGCGAGGGTCGGGGCGATCAACGCGCCCGTGATCTACGAGTCGCCGTCCGGCTACTCGAGCACGCCGGAAGTCCTGCTCGGCGCGTCGTCCTCGCTCCCCAACGGCCAGGTCGACCCCAATTGGGGCGGGGCGGACGTCTGGGCCTCGCTCGACGGCTCGTCCTACGCTCAGATCGCCTCGATCAACGGCGCCACGCCGCAGGGCTTTTCGACGGCCTATCTGGCGAGCGCGAGCGGCTGGGACACCACCAACACGCTTTCGATCGACCTGACGGAGAGCGGGGGAACGCTCACCGGGACGACCCAGGCGGGGGCGCAGGGCGGCGTGACGCTCTGCCTGATCGACAACGAGCTGATCGGTTACGCGACGGCGACGCTGACCGCGTCCAACAAATACAACCTGACCGGCCTTGCGCGCGGGCTGTTCGGCACGACCCCGCAGCCGCACGGGACCGGCGCGCCCTTCGCCCGCCTCGACACGACCGGGCCCGTCGTCACTTACCCGCTGCCGGCCCAGTGGATCGGCGCGACGCTTTATTTCAAGTTCCCGTCGTTCAATCTGTTCGGCGCCTCGACGCAGGACCTCTCCGCCTGCACGGCGTATGTGTTTAACGCCACCGGGCCGGCCGTCCCCGACCCGATCGCCGCGCAACTGTTGACCGGGACGCCGGTCGACCTCGGCCTGATCGTCGACCTGCCGACGGTCTCCGACGATTTCGGCTCCGTCCTCGATTACCCCGAGCAGATCATCGACCTCGGCCACGTCGCCGTCGTCAGCTATCCGATCGCGGCGCAGCTCCTGTCGGCGCTCGAATCGCTGCCGGTCGGCTCCGTCGACCTCGGCACGATCACGAGCTCCGTCACGCTCTCCGACGACTTCGGCTCGGTCCTCGACGCCCCGCTTGACTCCATCAACCTCGGAACCGTCCCTTGAGCGAACAGCTTCAACTCCGGCGCGGCAACGCCGCCGCGATCGCCGCCAACGCCGGGGCGCTCGGCGAGGTCTTCGTCGACACCGACAACAAGCGCCTGGTCCTTCAGGACGGCTCGACCACCGGCGGCTTTCCGGCGGCCAAGCTCGCCGAGGTGGTCACCAACGCCCGCATGGCGGTCAGCGACGCTGCCTACACGGCGCTCGCGACCGATCGAATGGTCGCTTATACGGCGCTGACCGCGGCGCGCACGGTCACGCTTCCGGCGGCGAGCGCCTTCCCGACCGGGACCAAACTTCTCGTCGTCGACGAATCGGGCGCCTGCTCGGCGACCAACACCATCACCGTCGCGCGCGCCGGCTCCGACACGATCAATGGCGCGGCCTCGGCAGTGATCGCCATGGCCTACGGCTATGTCGCGCTCGAATCGAACGGCTCGAGCAAGTGGACGGTGGTCGAACAGCCGGCCGGAGGCCTCTCCGGAGCGCTCGCCCCCGCGAGCGGCGGCTCGGGCGTCGCCGCCAAGGCGCTGCCGTTCGTCGTCAGCGCCTTGGGGGTCAACGCCAACAGCGTCGCCGACACCGCGATCGCCATTCCGCTGCCCTCGGGCTTCACCAAGTACCGCGTCGCGCAGGTCACGGCGCTGAACCCCTCCACCTCGCTCAGCGTCGCCAATGGCGCGCTCTACACCGCGGCCTCAGGCGGGGGCGTGGCGGTGTGCTCGCCGCAGGCCTTGTCGGGTCTCACGACCAACGCGGCCAACTCGGCCGGCAACGCGGTCGACCTTTCGCTGGCGCTGGCCGCGGCGACCTTCTTCACCGCCGCGACCCTCTATTTCCGCATCACAACGGCGCAGGGCTCGGCCGCGACGGTCGATGTCGTGATCGAGATCCAGCCTTACGAATAGGCTCGTCGCTCAGCCGGCGACACGCTCGTCCGGTTCGAGCACATCCCCCTTCATCTGAAAGGCTCTGTCATCCCCATGCTGGAAACGCTCTACGTCGTCACCTGCGTCGCCAACCCTCTGCTCTGGCAAAGCCGCGAAAATCTTGCGCGTGTCGCGATTTCAGATTGGCTCAAGGAGCCGAACGTCGCGATTTACCTCGCCGAGTGCGCCTATGGTTCTCGGGGCTATCAGCTCGCCGACCTGGCGGGGCCGCGCGTGACGCATATCCCGCTCCGCGCAACGACCATGGCTTGGTCGAAGGAAAACCTGCTCAACATCGCGATCTTAACGCCAATGGTTAGACGGACGGAATCGACCCTGAGCGGTCATTGCTGGCGGTGCAAAATCCATGCAGACCGTGCGAAAACTCCGTGCGGTCACTTTCCAATGCGAATTTCAAGCGAATTTTCGCGGGTTCTGGTCGATCAGAGTCCGAAAAATTGCACAAGATCGCCCTCTGCGAGGCGATTTTGACGGCGATCGCGAGTTTTCGCACAGTCTGCATGATTTCTGCACCCCTCGAAACTCACAGCTCTGCAACCTTTTGTTGAGAGACAGGACCTATCTAGCGGCGCGAAAGTCATTGCGTACATTCAAGCGGCGCTCCTATCTCGGCTCTACGGCGTTCACACAAGTGAGTCGATCTTGGCTTGATTGTTTGAATGCATCGTGATTCGAGCGCCTTTCGGAACCGGGAGGCGAGGATGGCGGGATTTTGCGGTGACATTCGGATCGTTCGTAGG